GCTTCAACCATACCATCCATTGAACTGTTGACTGTGTAACCAGTTACGATTACATTGCCTGTGAATGCATAATCACTGGTGCCTGAATAGTTTTGTTCTAGGTATAGTTTTACTGCTACTCCACTGGCACCTACTAGACCAGTAGTGGGATTAAATGTTGTTTCTGCTGCATCAAACTCACTAGGATCAAAATAAATGTCTGCGGAACCACTGAATGAACTCATGCCTTGAACATAGGTTCTTACATCTGTGCCCATAACACTGGTTTCAATTGTATCAGCAGTTAATTCTACTGAAAAGTTTCTTACTGCGGCGACAGCTACACCATTAAGTGTAACACCACCGTTATTTCCTGTTAAAGTTGCCATTATCTATCTCCTTAGGCTGTGAATGTGCAAGCACCAGAACCTTGGAAACTGATTGATGCTTCAACCATACCATCCATTGAACTGTTGACAGTAAAGCCAGTGATAATACATTCACCAGCAAACTTTTCTGCTGTGTTGTTTAAAAATAATTCAATGGTCACTGTGCCTGAACCTACTGCAAGTCCAGTAGGATTTAGTGCTGCAATTACACTTGCACCACCTGTGTAGTTTACGTTATCAAAATAAATGTCTGCTGATCCACTCCAAGAGCTCATACCTTTTACATATGTTCTCACGTCAGTGGCCATTGTGCTGGTTTCAATAGTATCACTGGTAAGTTCTACTGAGAAGTTGCGAACAGACGCTACGTTGGTTAAAGTTCCACTAGCGTTGTCAATCTTGACAACGCCATTATTGCCAGTCAATATTGCCATAATTAATCTCCTTTGTCTATAGCATTGTCAAGGGATTTAGCTGCGCCCTTAGACTTCGCAGGGGCTTTTAACACTACTGTGTCCAAAAGCGTAACCGTTTTGTCAGCAGGTTTGTGTTGCGACCATCCTGCTGCTTGAAACATATCAATTTCTTCTAATGGAACCCACCGTTCCATAGCATGTTTATAAACTCTTATCTTCATGTTGTTGTCCTTAGATAGTTGTAGTTCACGCGATAGGTAACCACAAACTCAGCCAATGGTGGCATGCGTTCTATGATGTCAATACGTATTACTTGACTGTCAGTGACTCCATTGCTGATTAATTCTCTATAACGTTCGCTGTCTAATGTTTCTTCAATGCGTTCAATGAGATCATTGCGTTTGCGATCTAGATCATTACCGCGAACAAATCCACGTATCTCAAACTCCAGTGTGCCCATGCGGCGACCAACACCTGGTGTGCCCATGGTAATTGTTTGTCTTGTTTCTAATATGGCTGTGATCAACACAGCGGGGAATTCTGTGATTGCTAATTCTAATGCATTGAATGGTTCTCTTGTGACCCTAACTGGTGTAGGATCCTGCATGTCTTTGAGAACTGTTTCAAGGTTTTCAGCAATCTGTTGACGTAGGTTTTGTGCCATTATCTAGTTAACCTCAATGCATTCACTGGCTTTCTTTCAGTAGCTTCATATGTGCTGTCACCATCTAGGTCATACTGCACACCTTCGCGTAGAATGAGATCCATTTCATGCTCAAAGCGGCCCTGATAATATTGCATCATTTGTTGAAACTTATCTGGTTCACCGCCTGAAAATTGAGTTAACTTAGGACAAATATGATAGGCCAATGCATGATAGACAGTGGCCTGTGTGAATTGTGATGCCAGCAGTTTATTTGGATCAAACTCTACGTTTATAATACTAGGGAATCTTTTTTGATAGGCTTGATACCAGCGGACCTTTAGGACTCTATTGATTTCATTTGAACTTTTGATTAGTTCTGCGTCCCAATCTAGTATTCCATAATCTTGAATAGTAGGATCTTGTTCTAGTAAATCGTCAAGGGATGCGTATTGAGTCATGGTGGTTTGTGTCCTTCACAAATAATCTGCTGTCACAAGTCCTTCTTGTGATAGTGTATTTAGCTGAAGGGGTAAAAATGGGGATTATATCAAGTGATATAACCCCCTAGGGACTCAAATTTAAAGAGTAGTCGGAGAACTACATTGATATTTACCTTGAGGTCTGAATCACTGCACTAATACCACCAGTAGAGTAATTAGGCACCACAACGTAATTGCCACTAGGCAGTAGAATGTTAGTGGGCAATGAGGGTGAACCAATGAAAGAACCACCAACGGTAGTAGAAGAACTGCCTTTAGTAATTGGAGACCCGTAAGCAGCAGGTTCATTGGTTCTAAAATGTGCAGGACAGTTGCTGGGAGTGCGAGCAGCTTCTGGCACTTGACGACCCCAGAAGTCTGCACAACTAGCAGCCCAAGGGGTCCATGCCATAGCATTGGCACTAAACAAACAACTGATTAAAAACAATTTGGTTTTCATTTTATATCCTGACTTGTGTTAATGTTCATATAGTATATGGTCAAAAGAAAAGGCTGTCAAGCAGCCTTTTCTCCAATTAGAGCCTATCTAATTAAGCTGGATCAACTAATGAACTGTCAGCAGTGATTTTCACACCATATGCATCATATAATTCGCCAACGCCATAGTGGCAGCTGCCAACAATGTCGTCACCAACATATGAAGCACGACGCTGAGTTTCAATTGTGATGTCACCAATCATTGCTAGTCCTAGTGCATCTCTGTGGAACACAGCACCAACGTAGTCACCAGCAGTGCCAGTGTCAGCGATGTTAGCTGATTCAAATACAGGAACACCAAACAATGTGCCAACATAGCCAGTGGCCATTGCTTCGTTTTGGATGATACCAGCATTTGGGTTAGCAAATGTGTTGGTCAAGTTTGCTTTCAAGTCATAGGCAACGTATGGATTAACCACACATGCTAGAGCATCGCCAGGAACAGCAGCAGCACGTAGACGAGCAACTGCTTGTGCTACTAGAGCTGCTGACATTGCTGTTGAAGCACCGCCAACACCTACAGAGAAACCACCAAATAGAGCTAATAGGTCTGTGTCAATTTTACGAGCAATTGCTTCGCCAAATAAACGACCTACGTCTGCTACCACATTAGAAGCAGCTGAAGCACGAGCTAGGTCAGTTACCAATGTGCGAATTGCCACTGTAGAAACAGTTAAAGTTACGCCATCAGTAGAAACTGTGCTGTCGCTAACTTCGTTGCCTTCAGTTAATGAAGCCGCAGTAGCGATTGGATAACGAGGAACGGTAATGGTTTTACCATTGCTTGCTGGGATACTGAAATTCTTAACGAGACCGCGCATGATACTGCGCTCGTTTGCTACAAACATTGCCTCAGCAACAATGCTTGGTAACAGGTCATTTAATGTTGTGGTCGTTGCGGCCATCTTAAATTTTCCTTTTAAAAAATGTTAGGCAAGACCATTGGCCTTGCGGTATTCTTTATATATTGCTCTATGTTCTGGATTCTTCATGTCCAATTTTGTTGGATCAATCTTGTTACTAGAACCTGGCACTATATTGGATTTAGCATTGGTAGTGGCAGGTGATGCTGAAACAAAGTGTGGATTCTGTGTCAAAAATTCATTGACCAAATCTTCTACTTCATATGCAGAACCGTTGTCTTTATAACGAACTGCACCATCTGAACCTACTACTTCTACTTCACCCTGATCATTCAAGCGAACATTTTGACTTAAAAGTGATCTGACCTGCTCTGGTGCTACTGCGCGATTTTTAGCTGCGGCACTGAGTAATGGCGTATTCACTTTATATTCTTTAATGATCGCATCACGACGCTGAATCTCAGCATCTTTTTTTGCAGCCAATTCCTGTAGAGTCTTTTCAAACTCTCCACGCTTGATCTGTTCTGCCTGTTGTTTCTTTTCCCATTCTGTTTTAATGGTTCTAAGTTCTTCAGGATCGCCTAGGTCTTGATACTTGGTTGCAAACTTCTTCTCAATTTGAGTTTTAGTTCTAGCCAAAATAGCGTTGACTTCTTCTTGCGTGAATGTCTTGTCTGCTTGTGCCTGAATTGCTGTTTCGCCAGCGGCCTCAGTTGCCATATCGTTTACCAATGAATTATCTGTCATTGTAGCATCGCCTCTCTTATGAGTTGTATGAATTATTTATAGCATTTAACCCTAAATGCTGTTATATGTAGTTATATTACCGTGATCTTTGTGGTTTGGGATTTGAACGATAACCACTGGCATAGGCAGCACGACCTTGACGTTCAGCAGCCTGTTTGGTTGGGTATATTTTACCCTGATTACCCCATTGATATCCGCCTGGAACTTTATGCACTGGCATATGATTTCTCCCTAAGCCTACGTAGTTTGGCTCTGTCTTGTTGTATTAATATTGGCACTGGTGTGGCCAATGGTCCATAACCTGGATAGCTAAACAGCCATTCATCATGGCCATGATCTAAACTTTTAGCCAATGCCTCAACTGATAAATTGGGTGCATTTACTATGTAAACACGAGCATGATAATGTGCCAATTCCCATATTAGGCCATCATAATACACTATGTCAATTAAACCCTGTTGATAAGCACTGTAACTCCAAGGGCATTCTGAACGTATGCTCTTGAAGTATTCCTGCCAATCAACGCTTTGGTGGACGTCCACCACGGCCTCTTCCTTTGCCCATGATCATCTCCTTTTAATATTCTTCACGCTCATGGATATAGCCCATGGCTGCATAATCTAGGTGTTCTTGCTCTGTTCTGGCAATAAACTTTTCACCAGTTTCTGTATTAATCATGTAATGTGGTTCAAATGGTTTACGTTCTGGAATATCCTCTGGTGTGTAAGTTTCCGGAATAATCATGTCACCTTCTTCACCTAACAATTCAATTAATTCATGATCAATAATATTTAAAACTCTAGGATCTGTGGCAGCATTTTTGGCTTTGACCAATGCTTCTATTTCATTGAATGTGTCACGAATAGCAAATGAATCTGGATACTTGATTTTACCATCCCAAGTGTAGCCTTGATAGAAGCAATACCATTGCCAAATTTGTTCTTCTGCCAATTCTAGATTGTCTGCTTTCTCTGACAGCTTGGCATTTAGCAATTGAAACTCTTGTTCCTGTGCCACACCACTCATGCGTCTGCTTTCAGTGGCACGTATTGATCCAGTGTTGGCCATCTTGTCAATGATCTGGGTCACATGATTAATAGCTGTGTAGATTTGATTGACATCAGTGCTGACGGTCAACATGTAGGGTTTTAGTCCTGGATCTAGATTATCTTCCATTTGAATAATAGCACCAGCACCTGCTGAGGC